CAAAACCTTTTTACTCATATCGCAAGGGATACATGCACGCCAGTACACCAAGTGTTCTTGATGATCTTATGGGTGTGGTTGACTATCTATTAAATGATACGTGGCCAACTACCATATATCCGTCTCTTCCTTGGTCAGGAACAGGAAAGGTTATATCTCAACTTCCAACAGGTGCGGCTGCGTCTATAAAAGGAATAAACTTAGACTCATATCTACTTACGATGCAGGATCCAATTGAGATTGAACGTCGTGAGAAGTGGGTAGTTGAAAACTTCTCAACAAACTGGACTAAGTCTACCATAGCAACGTTGTCAAGTCCAAGCGTTCCGATGAAGTGGCACAAGGGTTGGACAGATGAACAGGTTTCCGCACAGATCGCAAGTGGCATAGGTGCACTTATTAGTCCTTATCAAACCGGAGGAACCTGGTGGACATATCGACTAGTTCAATCAATAAACGCACTTACACCTGTTGCAACTGACTGGCGTGAAAGTGGAGCTCTTGGAGAACCATGGCTTCATATCGCGGCAAGTATCGAGGAGATGTCTGCCGATGAAAGAAGCAAGCTGGCAAAGGAACAAAGAGAAACATACATACAGGCAATTCCAAACAAGCGGGATGCGGCAGTTATGCTATCAGACTCACTTGAGATATTCAGCAGAAAGGCATAACAATGGGAATATTGTTTGAAGGTTGGCTAAGAAAAACACGTGAACTACAGAAGAACGTGTATTTCATCGACTTTGATGAGATGGCAGGTGATGATCCACGCAAGATTCGTAAGTTAGTTGAGTACATGCGCTGGAACATGCTGGCAATCGACGATGAACTTGCGGAGATGCGCCAGGCGATCTCATGGAAGCCTTGGCAGCACGATCAACCATACGCAGACCGCGAGGAGATCGTGAAGGAGGCAGTTGACGTTCTTCACTTTGTTGCAAACATAATCGTTGCGGCGGGTGGAACAGACGAGGTACTTGATCGTCTATATCTTGAAAAGATGGAAAAGAATAAAAAACGACAGATAGAAGGATACAAGGTAAGGTCAAGCGGAGTCAAGTGTATTCAGTGTTATCGAGCAATTGATGACGTAGGTGCTGGAAAGCAACCTGGACTATGTAGTAAGTGCTTACCAAATGATAAGGAGGAACAGGATGCCTGAGGTAAACTTTGACTGGATAAAAGGTCAAATGCAGGAGGCAAAGGTTAAGGTTGGTGTTGGAACCGCCATACTTAAGCTACTTGAAACCTGGAACGAGATGAAACTATCGAACAACCAGGTAAAGGAGACCGTCGAGTTATTTACAAAGCTTGCGGTGAACCACTCGATACTTCCGGAGAAACCAGATGAGGTGTGGGCAGACGCACAACCAGGCGCCATACTTGTCGGTGACGAGGTACGGGTAAAGAGTGATGCATATGACGGAGATACCGGAACCATGCACAACGGAAGACGTGGAAAGGTAGTTGCGGTACGCTACGGAGACATCATATTTAAGTCTAGTGATGGCAAGGAACCAGTTCTTGACGGCACCCACTACACACCATATCAACTACAGAAAAGAATACGTTGATGAGACTAGCTATCGAGTTCATCGTCTCCGGAAAGGATCTTGCCGACGTTAGAGAGAAGGCAAGAACCGAGTGGAGAAGAATCATGGGCAATGAAAATGAGGAACTACCTGCGCTCACTGAGATGAAGTTAAGAGGTAACGAGCAAGGTGGAGAACTTATCGGATACGTAAGTGTAAACACTAAACTGGAGGACTAAGTAAAATGGCAGATAATACTGAAAATACACTTCCACGCGTTGAGGCTCTTAGGCAGGCTGCCTCGTTAATTTCTGGGTCAAGAGACGCAGACTACGGAGGACCGTATGATAACTTCGGGCGCATAGCGGAGTTTTGGTCTACCGCGTTTGGAAGAAAGTTTACACGTAGAGACGTAGCAACCGCGTTGATACTTGTAAAATTATCTAGAGACGTAGGAGAAGGATCACCTTATAAGCCAGATACCTGGGTAGACATCGCCGGATACGCAGGCTGTGGATACGAGGTTGGACTGAAAGAAAACACCGCGGAATAACAGGACATCCGCGGTGAAGGCGGTATACAGTCCTTCCGTGGCTAACTAGGAGAGGTGTATACTTGTCTGATCTTAACTTTATTGACTGCAACGGTTTAGCAGGGTTCATGAGTCTTGGCTTTGTGCAGACAGGCATGGAGATGCAACTGCGCACAGGAACATTAAACTTTGGAAATCCAGTTGCCGAAGCTAACCGTCATCATCTTGGTGATAAGTGGACTCACTACTTCTCAGACGATCCAGGAGAATGGCCTGTTAAGAAAACAGACGTTGTCGTAGGTTGTCCTCCGTGCTCTGGTTGGTCTGTCTGGTCCGGTGAGGCTAACCGCGGTCCTGACGCAAAGGCACACGAACACACACGAGCATTCATGCGCTACGCAGGGCGTGTTGCACCAAAGGCGGTTGTCTTTGAGTGCGTGCAGCAGGCTTACACCCAAGGAAGAGACGTAATGAACAAGTATCGCCAGATGGTTGAGGATATATCTGGCAAGAAGTATGATCTTTATCATGTAAAACACAATAACCTACAGGTTGGTGGATTCTCATATCGACCAAGATACTTCTGGGTAGCTGTAAGAAGTGGAATTAAGTTTAACGCACCGCACATAGAGCCAAAGGAACTTCCAAGAATCATGGACATCATCGGTGATCTTGCAAAGATGCCACAGTCATGGAACAGTCAAAGTTATATAGCACCTGCAAGTAAGTGGGTAAAACACCTTAGATCTAAAAATGGAACGGTAAACGGTCACATGGGAAAGACAAACATCCACGCTCAACGTATCGAGGAGGTGTTTGACATCATCGGAAACGAGGGTTGGCAAGGTAACGGTGATCTTGGTGGCGCGATTAAGAAGGCAGTAGACATGAACAACGGAGAGTTTCCACAAAAGTGGATAGATATATCTCCTCGAGTTTTACGTAAAAATTTTAAGCTAGGATTCTCACAACCTTATCGATGGAAGGAGGATCACTGGTGTAACGTTCTTACAGGATCAGCATTAGATCATGTGATTCATCCGACTGAGCCAAGACTTATAACTCACCGTGAGGCTGCACGCATGCAGGGACTTCCTGACGACTGGGACATCGAGAGTGTAAGAGACTATTCATCCTTATCTGCGGTGTGGGGCAAGGCAGTTGCGGTGCAGGCTGGCAAGTACATCGCGAAGGCAATATCAGACTCGCTAGAGGGAAATCCTCAGGGAGACGCTCCTGAAAAAATTGGAGATCGAGAGTTTTTAATAAACGGAGATAAGGACTTCTCCCGACACGCGGCGAAGAAAAAGTGGTACTCTAGTCCCATAGGAGTAACCGCAGATGCTTAGAGACTACGATGAGGATCTTGTGCCTCAGTGTGAGCTTTGCTGGATACAGGAAAATAGTGTCTGGGAGCCTGACAGCGTAGACGAGCGCGGCAACATCATCACAAGACTTGTAAACGTAAGCGTTCCGCTAAACCTAAGTCCCGGTGCGGTATGCGAGTGTATAACCTGCGGTAAGGTAACCGTGGTTGGGATATACGTTCCGATCGAGTCCATCGAGGAACAGATGGATGAGGAACAAATGGAGGTTGAGGACATAAATCCTCCGGAGGAAAAGTAGTAGTTTCCTGATATAATTTACACAATGACGAACGGACAAGTACATGCAGACCTTCTTACCTCAGACTGACTCCTTCGAGCGTATTGCCCAGGAGCTTGACAACAAGCGTCTTAACAAGCAGGTTCTTGAGGCATGGCAGCTCATGCTTACACTTACACAACTAGATCCTCGCGGTGAACACCGTGACCCTAAGGGCTGGAGAAATCATCCAGCGGCTAGGATGTGGCGCGGTCACGAGAAGGCTCTAGCCCTGTACGCAACTACCATGTGTGACGCGTGGCTAGGTCGCGGATTTAAGTCAACCATGCATCCCAAGATAGAAGGTACATTTTCCCGCGCGCTTGAGCTAGGACGAGTTGAGGACAGGCTTACGTTTCCGGCGTGGATGCAGGACACCGACAAGTACAGGCAGATCGCGTCTACCCACAGGATCGCGCTTCTACGTAAGGACTATCCTTGGTACTCGCAGTTTGGCTATCCTGAGGACAGCGGAAACCGCCCTGATCACTACCAGTACCTGTGGCCCGACGACAACGGCGAACTATACCTAGGTACGTTTAATAACCTCTAGATAGCCCAAATCTCGGGCGCTCAGTGCCTCTCTGAGACACTTTCACCGGCACCTCCATGGAATTACATGTTGATAATTAGTCGGTGTTTATCCGTACTTTTTGACTCCACTTAGTATACAATGACTCCAGTTACTAGTGAATTGGAGCATGGTGCAGGACTCACGCAAGGGCGAACTTCTATGGAAGGAGTGGACCGGAGAGGGATATGAGCCTTTTCTCGAGGACTCCGTCGTGTTCTTTACCGACGAGCACGTTGACCTTGAAAACGAGCTTATCCGCCGTGCACTTGCTTCCGCACTTCAACGTGACGGAGTATCAGTAAGTTTAGGTGATGGATTTAAGGCAATCGACGGCGCGACCATATCTCACGGACACGCAGGAGAGGTTGACACCGCGCTTGATCTTACCGTCTGTGATGATGAGGGAGAAACTCGCGAGGGAGACCTTGTTGATGAGATCTTCGAGATAACGTGGGTTGAGGTCTTGCGGTGACGCTAAGACCTGGAGATCTTGACTGGCAGAAGGACTCAAGCTGCTCGAGAACTGAGAATGAAAAGTTAAGAGATTACTTCTTCTCAAGTGAACCCGCGGAGAAGTATCAGGCAAAGAACCTATGCTTTCAGTGTCCTGTAAGAAAGGAGTGTCTGAAGTGGGCGCTTGAACACAAACAGATCTGGGGAATCTGGGGAGGAAAGGACGAGGGAGAGATTCGTCGCACACTTTCTGTCTCATGGAACGGACAGGAGTCACGTCGTCAAAGATTTCCGCAGTGTCCTCACTGTAACGCGAGACCAAATAAACTTAAGACACTTGTTGTTGAGGTTCCGGGAGGAGGACGTTGGAGTACGATGCGCCTTGTTCAGTGCGAGGCGTGCGAGTTCACGTGGAGATCAAGAACCAGCGCAAACGCTGTTGACGCATATCACGCACAGCGCGAGGAAAAATTACTAAAGGCAGAACGTAGGAAGACAAAGGTAAAGAAAAAGAAAAAGGAAAAACCGGTAAGGCTAGATTAGCTCCGGATCACGATACCGATCCTCACGACCAACAGGATCCTTAAGACGATTAAACCACCAGCGACACGCGCGCTCGTTCTCAGTTAACGTTAACACTCCGTAGATGCGGCGGTTGTCTAGATACTGCGGCACGTTGTTTCTACGCGCTGACGCGGAGAACACCATGTACTCCCAGCGGTCCGAGTCCTCAAGATAAGTAAGCTTGTCGATATACTCTCGCTTGATCAGGTATGTGCAGTGTACACAGTCACAGAGAATTAAGCCTCGTATCTTTTGATCCAGTATCTTGTAGTACGGATCCTCCGGAACTATCGAGCCGTAGTCATCAACCTTGTCATGGTAGTTTGCGTAGTACCTGCCCATGTTAACACCAAGCTTCTCAGCGTCATGTGCGTTGTCCGCGTTCTCCTTGTAGGCAACCGCGTATCTTAGCAGAGGCGCGACGATCGGAAGTTCAAGTGAAACAAGCTCTTTCAACGTCTCAGGTAGTAGGAAGTTGTCGATGTCAACGACGAGGTAGTAGTCCGCGTCAGTCTCAAGGCACTGGCGTAGACTCTCCTGGCGTATCCTTCCTAGAACACGAAACCTCTCGCCGTTCCACTCATGAACACCAAACCTCTCGATGTTCTCGCTGACGTTACTCTTGTCATAGATAAGTCCGCGGTACCTATTTGCGTTCTCCTGGATCCAGGCCTCAAGTATCTCCTCGGTGTTATCGGTGTTGTTGTTTGTGCGTATGTAAAGAAATATGTTGTCCTTCGGGTAATCGTACGCCTCAAGCGTCTCAAGAAAAAGAGGAAGTACCGCGCTCTTTTGCTTTACCAGAAGTGCGATGAACACATTTGGTGTGCTCATTAGATAAGGTACAGTCCTTCGTTGTAGAACTTCATGTTATTTATTAGACGCGCGTCGGTAGGGTTTCCCTCAAGTGCAAGCAGACCATACTTCATCGCGCTCTTCTTATCACCTAGGTAGTGTGCGGAAAGTGCACGCATGTCGTGAAGCTGCCATTTCCAGAGTGACTCGGACGATAGGTAGTGCTTTGTTGGCTCGCAGCGGGCAACTAACTTACATGTCTCCCACATGCCACCCCAGTCTGAGTCAGCGTAGTAGCAGCGAACCTTCTCAAAGTAATTTTCTCCACAAGGATCAATCTCAATTGCCCTGTCTGCAAACTCCATTGCGCGCGTGGGTTGGCCAAGAATACGACATGCCTCGCTTGCCCAACGACACAGCGCGGCTCTTTCAACGAACCAGTCCTTACTAAATGAAAGTGTCTTCTCCGCGCTCGTTAGAACCAGGTCCCACATCTTGTAGTAGTAGTACTCGCGTGTTAGGTACGTCCAGATGCGGTGATCCTCTCCGTACTCCTTGGATGCGGCAACAAGCATCGGCAGGTACTGTCCGCGTGATTTTGTGTTGTCAGGTTTGTGATACATCTTTGTTGGAATCGTGCAGCTGTATATGCCTGTGTCCATGGATGGAACAAGTACCTCGTGAATTGGATACTTCCAGTACATGCCGTGTCTTGAGTGCATGCGTGCACACAGCCAGGTGTGTCCGGTGTCAAAGTCACACCAGATCTTGTTTGCTCCCGGAACGTAGTGCTGTCTTACTTTGTCAAAGAAGTCATCGTCAAGTGTCTCGTCCATGTCAAGTGACAGGCAGACGTCGATGTCGTTTGGAACTAGGTTAAGCGCGGTGTTACGCGAGGTATCAAACCTCCAGGGCTTGACGTGTATCTCGTAGACTGTTACCCCGTGCTCACGCAATATCTCAACCGTGCGGTCGGTTGATCCGGTGTCACACACGATGCGGATGTCCGCACCCTTGGTGGTCTCAGCCCACCTTGCGGCGTGCTTCTCCTCGTTGAGGGCGATGGTATATGCGGCAACCTTTATCATGGGTATACCTTACACTATCTTGAGCAAAAGTTATATCTTAGTAGGTGTATTTTACCCGCGTAAAGGTGTAACTACGCCTATAAACCTACCCTTACAGATGTAGGCTTTAGACTATGCTAATTTAGCAAACAGGTTTGCTACTGCATCTGCTACTACAAAGGTTCTTTCCTCATTTGTTACTGGGTCAATGGTTGTTGAGTCTGAAAGATAGGTACTTACGTAGGTAAGAGCACTTGCCTCATTAGCAAACTCAGCCTCAGCACCTGATAGATCTGCGCCATCCTTTGAAACACCAAGAACAACCATATTAGGTGTGTCGTTAGCATCCTTTGCTAGATAGCCGCCATCCTCTACAAAATCAGGAATAGTTCCGTTCTCGTTTAATTTATAACTTATTATTTTTTTTGCCATTTGTGATTTCCTTTGCTAGTGATTTTTTGTCTAATGGAATAAACCCACGAAGTTCTGCGAAATTCGCCCCACAATCAATAAACTTATCGGCGCAAGCCTCAAGCCATTTCATTGTAAGTTCATGGGTTGGCTCTTCACCTTTTGCCAACATTTCCTGCTCTGCCTGTAGGTAGGCGAACATCTCTGCCTGAGCAACTGTGCCATTAATTCCCATATCAAATAGGTAGATTTGATTACCTTCATCAATAACTCCGCCTCTAGTTCTGGCTGCACATAGGGCTTGTTTCATAGCGGTCATGATGTGATGACGAGATTCATTTCTTTCATAATCTTCCTCAGTAATCTCATCCATACCTAACTTCTCCATAATTGCTTGGTATTGGGTAGTGAAAAAACTTAACTTACGTAAGGCACCTTTAACTGAGTTCTCAGAGTTATTTAGGTGATTATTAATTTCAATAATATCTATCCATAAAAGTTCCTTATCAGGACCCTCTTCGGCATTATCAAACTCAATAGTTTTCTTTTTTAACTCAATTTGCTTACGCTTAACTGAGATATGAGATTCCTCTAGCGCCATACGGGTTCTATCAATTACCGCAAGGATATGTTTTAAAGAGCCCATCGGGGTTAGGTCGGTAACATCTAAGGTTACATTCTTATATTGAGAGGCTGATTTGTAAAAGTTTTCAGAGTCTCTACTAATAGCAGGAAGGTTGGAATTGATATGCTCTATCAT